CAACATGACAACAACACACGACCTCGCAGACAAACAGAACCGCTATGTGACCGCCGAAGGCAAATACATCGCGAAAGTAAAAGCCCCCGGCAACGGATGGCTCGGCAAGACGAAGACCGGCACGGATTTCATTCGCGTCCCGCTCCTCATCGATGACCCGGAGAGCGACCAGCACGGACGGGAAATCGTCTGGCAGGGTTGGTTGACCGAGAAAGCCACCAAGCGCACCTGTGACACGCTCGACGCCGCCTTTGGCCGGGAGTGGGACATCAAATCCCTCGGTGCTGGCAATTCGCCGTTTCTCGGCCAGAAGTGCCGGATCACGGTCGAGGCCGAGGAATACAACGGCCAACCTCGCCACAAGATCAAGTGGCTCAACCCGCTGGAATCCAAACCACGGGAAACCGAACCACGCCTCGCCGCCGCCCGCGCCTCCGATGACGAAATCTCCTTCTAAAGACTACCACTTGGAAGGGGTCCGAGACTTAGCCTGCAATATTATTTTGCAGGCGGTCGAAGACTGCTGGAACCGCCAGAAATACAAATCCAAACACCAAAGGGCGATCATGGTCGAGGCTCGGAGGTCGGCTCGGCATTTTTTTAAGAACCGAGCGTTCACGCAAGTCTGCAGCACGATGGATTTACCTGCGGACAAAATCAAGGATGCGGCATTCTACCCGGCGAAATACCCCGAAATTATCAAGATGCTGCGGGAGCGAAAAAAACGATGAGTGATACACCAGAAACGGACAACGAACGCACCTTGAAGCTGGCCTTGGAGGTTTTCACAGAGTTGGCAAACACTCTCAAGCAAGAGCGCGACGAGGCGAGGGAGGCATTGAGAGAGGCAATCCAATTTCGCGACACAACGCTCAACGGCTACGATCTCGATGCGTGGCTAAAAGCAGCGGGCCTCAAACCATGAACTGGACCCATGAACAACTCAGACAACTCGGATACACCGAATCCAGCCCGGGAGTGTTCACTCACTCTTCAACTGCGGGGATACCTCACGCCCAGCCTCAACCGGCTCCTCGGCCAGCACTGGACGACCCTCCAAAAGGAGAAAGTCCGCGCCCGCCGCGCACTCGACTCCGCATTGAAAGAAAATCCATTCGCTTACTTGATGCAGACAACTACGCAGGAGGTTGCAAGCCGCTCATTGACCAGTTGCGCTACGCGAAACTCATCCCGGACGACGATCCAGAAAGTGTCGAAATCCTCTTTGTCCAAACCAAAGTCAAAACCAAGAAAGAAGAAATGACCCACATCGAAATAACAACCACAGGGGGAGTATGAGGGGGAGATTCCCAATACTTGTCAAGATCAATTTTGACTGATACCATCAACCCTATGAAATTGAACCCGAAACAAGAGGCTTTTTGCCAAGGGGTCGCGAGCGGTCTCTCGCTTACTCAAGCCTACATCCGCGCCGGTTACTCCGAAAAGGGAGCCGGACAGGGAGGCGAGCGATTGTTGAAAAATGTTGAAATCAGCCAACGAGTGGACGAACTCCGCGCCAAATCCGAGGCCAAGCTCAACTACAAACGCGAGACCTACCTCGAAACACTCCGCGAGCGGTTCATGGAAATGCCGCCGGAACTTCCCGCCACGGCGAAATACGGGGAGATGCTCGCGAAGGCGATGGGTTGGAACGAACCGGAGAAGGTCGAGGTCTCGGGAGGGCTGGACCACATCATCACCATCGGTGGCCCTCAAAATTAACATCATCCCGCGCCCGCAGTTGGCGAGCTACCTGCACCGGACGCAACGCTGGTCGGTGATGGTGCTGCACCGCCGCGCCGGAAAGTCGTTTGTGTGCATCCAAGACTTGATCGCCAAGGCGCTCTCGCATCGCCGCAGCGGACCACCGCTGCGCTACGCTTATGTGGCTCCCACCCGCGAGCAGGCCAAGGACATCGCTTGGAAATACCTTGTCCAGTTCACCTCGCAAATCCCCGGCGTGGTCATCAACAAGGCCGATCTCGCGATCACCTTCCACAACGAGGCCACGATCCGGCTCTACTCTGGAGAAGCCTACGAGCGCCTCCGCGGAATCTACCTCGATGGGGTGGTGATGGACGAGGCCGCGGATCTCGATCCCGCGGCGTGGGACAATGTCATCCGGCCCACACTCACCGACTACCAAGGCTGGGCGACATGGGTGGGAACGCCGAAGGGGCGAAACATTTTTTGGAAGATGTGGAACCGGGCGTGTGCGGACAACGATTGGTTCACACTCCAACTCAAGGCGAGCGAGAGCCACATCATTCCCGAGGAGGAACTCACCGACATCCGGCGTGGGACCACGGAAAATGCCTACCAGCAGGAATACGAGTGCAGCTTCAACATCGGTCGCCCGGGCGCGATCTATGTTCGCAGTCTGGAAAAGGCTCGCGCCGAAAAACGGATCTCAAACGACATTCTGTGGTTCAAGGAACTGCCGGTCTACACAAGCTGGGATGTGGGCGCTCCGCTCAACCAGAAGGTGTGGATTTGGCAGATGGTGGGCGACCGCATCAACTATCTGGAATCCCTTTCCGGGTCCGATGAATGCAAGACCCCTGCGGATTGGGCGGCAAGGCTCAAGGAGCGCCAATACGGCTACGGGGGTCACTTCATCCCGCATGACGCCGCAGCGGAGGTCGGCGGACTCTGGCAGGAGGCGCTCGGTCGCAGCGGACTGACCGGCGTGGTTCCTGTGCCACGGCAGATTAGCGTTTGGGATGGCATCAACTTGGCGAACGATGCGTTCCCTCGCATTCACATCAACGAGGCCGGTTGCGCGGATGGCATCGAGGCGCTCGACGCCTACCATTCCAAAGAGGAGCGCGATGGGGTGACCATCAAGGATGTGCCGGTGCATGATTGGTCATCTCACTTTGCTGATGCGTTCAGTCTTTCGCACCAGGCTATCAAGCGCGGGATGGTCATCGACCGCAGCGCGATCCCACGGAAGGCCGAGCGGCATGAACCCACCAGAGTCATGGCAGGATTCCGAGGCGGAGGATTCGGAAAGGTGCGACGGTGATCTAAGGTATCAGTCAATTTTTTGCCAAAATTTTAATTTGTGCGAAAACATTGGCCATGTATTGCGACAGCGAAGCAGAAATTCAAAAAAATCCAGAAGCATTTTTGCTCATGGAAGAAATTGCCAATGGCAATTCAGATGCTTTGCATTGGATGAAAGCATTCTGGTCGTTCACGCACTTCATCGACGACTGCGTGGATAAAGACAGGATCGCAACAAGTGACGAATCCAGCGAGGTGCTGGCACTTTTTGTTGAGAGTCTCGTTTGCAATAAGTTTTTCCTTAAGAACAAAACCTTTTTATACCCTCTCATTGTGTCTGCGTGTTGTCGTTGGCGTGTTGGGGATTCGCTAGATAAAGGGGACCACGACGACAAGGTCCGAGCGCAAGTAGTGAGGTGTGGAGACATCGATATTTATCTCGGAGTTGCTTTTATTATTGGCGGATTTTCGCACATGGCAAATTGCGCCGACAAATGCAGAACCTACGACATTAACTAAAGAAAGGAAAACAACACGATGTATGGAGGAGGAGGAAATAAAGGCCCGAGCAAACAAGAGAAGCAGGCTGCACGGCAGCAGCAAACCGACATGAGGACGCAGGCCACCCAGCAAGCCGCAGCCCAAAAAAGCCTTCAAGAAGAGAGCGCCAAGCAAGCCGAAGCGCAACGAGTAGCACAGCAACAGCAAATGGAACTGCTGGAAAAACAACGCGCCGAAGCCGCCGCTGCCCAACAATTTCAAATTGAGGAAATGAGACGCCAAGGGGCGATGAATTCCCCAGCACCAGCCGCAAACATTGATGCAGGCGATCCTGCCGGGGATACCGCAAAAGAAGCCCTTCGCAGAAAAGGGATGCGGAAATCCATTCTCGCCGGGGAATCCTCGCAGGCTCCCATTACGACCGGCTACTCAACCCTCGGTTGATTCAGTTTTGACTGATACCAAATGACCGGAAAAAATCCCGAACTCGCCGACAAGGTTTTGCAGCGCCATGCGGAACTAGTGCATCAGCGGGCCACATGGGAATCACTCTGGGAGGACATCGCGAAATTCGTCATGCCCCGGAAGGCGACGATGTTCACGCAGACGACCTCGCCATCCACCGAAGACGAGGCGCAACTCTTCGACGCCACCGCCGTTCGGGCCAATATGATTCTGGCCAATGGCCAACTCTCATGGATGACGCCGCTCGAAAGCCGGTGGTTCAGTCTGGAACCGCCGAAGGCCATGGAGAGCGAGGACGACATCGAGCAATGGTTCAAGCGTTGCACCGAGGTCATGCAGGCCGAACTCAGTCGGTCGAATTTCTACACCGAGATTCACGAACTCTATCTTGACCGGGGCGCATTCGGCACGGCGGCGATTCTTGTGGAAGCTGGGAAGAACAATTCCCTCAACTTCACCAAGCTCGATCTCGGATCGTTCGCGATCTCCGAGGATGACGAGGGCTATGTCGATACACTCTCCCGCGAGTATGAGATGACGGCACGGCAGGCCGCGCTCAAGTTCGGCGTCGAGAACTTGACCGACTCGATGAAGAAGGAACTGGAGAAGCCCAACTCCAACCGCAAGTTTTCCTGTGTCCACCTCATCGCTCCGCGTGGTCCGGGTGAAATCGAGCAAGGCAAGCGAGACGCCGAGAACAAACCCTACGCTTCGGTCTATGTGGACAAGGCGAGCAAGCATGTCTTCCTGTCCAGCGGCTTCGATGAGCAACCGTTCTTCGTCACCCGCTACCTCAAGTGGAAGAACTCCGAGTGCTACGGCTACTCGCCAAGCTGGACCGCGCTGCCGGAATGCAAGCAACTCAACTTTCTTGAAAAGCAACTCGACTCGCTCGCCGAGATTCATGCGTTCCCGCGCATTCTGATCCCTGCCGGGTTCGATGGCGACATCGACCTCCGCGCCGGGGGCGTGACCTATTTCGACCCGAACAACCCCAACGCCACGCCACGGGAATGGGGAACCAATGGGCGCTACGACATCGGTGTCGAGCGGGCCGAACAAAAACGCAAAGCGATCAACGAAGCCTTCCATGTGGACTTGTTCCAAATGTTCGCGCAGTTGCAAAAACAGATGACCGCCCGCGAAGTCGCCGAGCGAGCCAGTGAGAAGCTCATCCAATTTTCCCCGACCTTTGCTCGCCTCACCACGGAGCTATTCAACCCGCTCCTTCGCCGGGTCTTTGCGATCCTCGCCCGCGCTGGCAAGTTCCCTCCCCCACCCCAACAACTCACGATGGTCGGTTACATCCCCGAACCGGATGTCGCCTACAACTCGCGAATCGCCCTCGCGATCAAGTCTCTCGAAAACGCTGCGTTCGTTCGCACCAGCGAGATGCTTCTGCCTTATGTGCAGATCAAGCCCGACATGCTCGACAATTTCGACTTCGACGAAATCTGCCGCGACATGGCGAGGAACGATGGTCTCCCCGCCCGCTGGCTCATGGAGGAGGAAATGGTGGCGCAACAACGAGCCGCCCGCGCCCAAGCTCAACAGCAAGCCATGCAAGCGCAGCAGATGGAGCAGGCCGCAAACGCCCTCGGTAAGGCGGGCAGCGTCAAACAGGATTCCGCTCTCGCCGGTATGATCCCCGGCATGATGGGACAAGCGTGATGGCCCCGGAAGACAAAGCCGCCGCCCTTCGGCGCGAGCGTGAGCGCCAGAAGACGACCAACGCCTACCACCGTGTGTTCAGCACCAAGGAAGGCCAAGCGGTCATCGCCGACCTCAAGGCGCAGTTCGCCACCGAAAGCCAAGTCTTCCTGCCTGGTTACGATTTCAACCCTGTGGTCGCCGCCCTTCGCGATGGCCAGCGCGGTGTCGTCCTTCACATCGAATCGGTCCTCCGCAGGCCGGTCATCGCGGACGGCGACATCGAAGCCCCCAA